AGCCGTTATCGAGCGCCGGCGTGATGTTGAAGGACACGACGTCGCCCAGGACCGAAGGAACGCTGTCGACGGTCACGTACTCCTCGTTCCCCGTGAGATCGTCGATGTCTTCCATATCGGTGATGCGGATCGTCTGGCCGTTCTGGAAGAACTGGGTCGCGCCGTCTTCGACAAGCACCGACAGGCTCGTCGCCCCGGAGGAGACGTTTGCGTCGAGCTTGCCGCAGCCGTACTTTGTCTCCGATCCCGTCAGATCGGCCTGCGTGTTTTCCTGGTCACCGATGAGGAGGAGGACGCGGTCATCGCCCGCGGTGAATTGATCGAGGTAGACCTTCGGTTCCTCGAGCGCCAAGTCGTCGGCGTTCTCGTTCTTGGCGAAGATCTTCCGATACTTGGTGCTGCCGGCTGTGCGCTCCGATTCGCCGGTCGAGCGGAAGACGTTGTTGACGACGTCGTCGGCTATCTCGTTGGCCGACATGCGGCCGCCGTTCGTGCCGCTGTCAGAAACGGTTTCGCTTTTGTAGAACTTCAGATCGGCTTGAGCGATGGGCATCCCTGGTCCTTACACGGTGAGCAGCCGGATCTGGCCGCGCATCAAATCGTTGGGCCCGTACACGGTGCGGGCGAGAAGCGGCGTCATTTCGATCGCCGGCGGGCGGAACATCACGGTGAGGAGCTCGCCGTTGTACTCGAAGACGTATTGCGCATCGACCACATCGGCGCGCGCGCGCAGCTGGTCGACCACGGATTTCTTGAGGATCCCGATCAACCGGCCGTTCACCTCCGTTGCAGAGAGCGTGATCGGCTCGCCCTTCGAGAGCTCGGCGTTCGAAATCACGGCGATGCCGCCCAGTGTCCGGCGCACGTTCTGCACGAGCGATTGCGTGACGAAGCGCTCCTCCCAGACCATGTCCGGATTCAGCGTGATGCCGTCGATCTTGATGGTCATGCGATCGCGCTGGCGTCCGCGTCAAGCGCCTGCACCAGGCTACGAAGAGCTTCCCTCGGCCCGACGAGCCTCGCGACGGGACGGCCGCCTACGCGGATGTCGTGCGTCACGACGTCGGTACTCGCAGCCGGCGAAGATCCAACTGCACCGCCATCGGCGAAGCGCGGCAGAGCCATCGCGTTCAGCATCCGGAAGAGATCGGCGCCGTAATTGCGCACGGCCGCGCTCCGCACGACGAACTCGCCGTCCGAGAGCATCGCCGGGATCTTGTCGCCCGTCGGTCCGCCCGGGCCTGCGATCATTCCGCCGCTGGCGCGCTGCACGAATCCGCCGGCGGCCGCCCCGATCGTGGGCTGCAGGTTTACGGTAAACGTCTCGCGTTCGATCGCGCTTCGAATCGAGGAGACCAGGCTGCTCAGCGAGTCCTGATCGGCCCTGATCTTGATGCTTGAAAGCGCCGTCTCGCTGATATTCGCAAGCTCGGACTTCAAGTTGTTGATCTGCTCGGCAGTCGACCGTACTCCCTTTGCCGCCTCTTCGGCTATGGTCTTGGCGGCATCGATCTGCGCCCGCAGCCCCTGCTCGCGAAGACTCTGGTTTTCTTCCAGGAAATCCCTGCCGTGCCTGAACCCGAGGTCCGCAAACGCTTTCGCATCGCGCTGCTGCTCGTCGAAGAGCTTCTTCTGTTCCTCGGCGTCGCCTTTGGCGATGGCAAGTCGGATTGAGCTTTCTCTTTCGAGAAGCCTGGTCCGAAGAGCGGCGGCCTTCTGGTCATCGGTGAGCCCCGCCTCGTCGATCTGCCGGAGCAGCTCCGCCGTGCTCTTCCGCGAGTCGGCGAGTTGCTTATCGAGCGCGAGGATCTGCGCCTGGTTGGTCTTGAAGACGTTGAGGTAGTCGTTGTTCCTGGCGATAAGGCTGTCATAGAGCTTGTTCCCCGAAGCGAGCAGCTCGATGTTGCCCTTCGCCCCCACGTCACCGCGCGCGCGAGAGATTGCCTTGTCGGCCTCGAAGGCCGCTTGAGACGCAGCGGCCCGCCTGGCGATCGAGTCAAGCTCGGCTCTTTCGAGGTCGCGTTGGCTGGCGAGAAGATTGGCAGTCGATGCAAGGCGCGCCTGCGTCGCTGCGAGATCGGCTGAGATTCCCTTCTCGAGCTCGTTCTGCGCGACTTCGGCAACCTGCTTGATCAGCCGGATCTGCTCGTTCGCGGCCTCGGCGCCAAGGAATTCGAGCTTCGGCTTCTCGGAATCCTCCTTCTTCGCCGTTTCGACGCTCTCGACGGCGGCTTTGGCCGGCGCCGTTCCGATGGCCAGGATGCGCGCCTGGAACTTGTCCAGTTCCTTGCGCGCTCTTTCCGCGTCCTCCTTGACCGCGTCGCTGATTCCACTGAAGGTTTTGAAATCCAGTTTCTGCAAGGCAGCGAATTGAGCGGCAATGGCACCGATCTCGCGGCCGACGGCGAGGAACACGAAAGCGACGTCCGAGCCGAGAACCGCGATGGTCTGGAATACGGTGATGACGCCGCCGAGCGCGGCCTTGAGGATGTCAGATGCGCTCGCCGCGTGCTCCTGGTCCTTCAGGATGTCGACGAGCGCCTGCTTGAAATCGTTGATCGCTGGCAGGAGCTCTATCGCGATGGCTTCGGCATGAAGGCTGATCTGGGCCGCGAGCTTCTTCTGCTTGTCCGAATACTCATCAGCAAGCCTGATCTGCTCGTCGGTCAGGATCGATTGGCGTCCGACGCCGCTCGATAGCTCTCTGAGGAACGGAAGAGCTTCGGCGCCGGCCTTGCCGAAAAGGGCGATCGCCACCGCGGCCCTGTCGCCCTTGTCAGAGAACTTGTCGAACGCATCGGCAATCGTGGCGATGCGCTCGGTCGGGCTCTGTGCCTTCAGCTGCTCAAGGTTGATGCCGAGCACGGCGACAGCTTGGCCAGCGGCGGACGATTCGTCGTCGACCCCGGTCAGGTTTTTTGACAGCTTGTTCGTGAGCGTGACCAGGCTGTCCATGCTGAGATTGCCGACAGACGCGGCAACGGACAGGGCCGCTACGTTCGACGCCGTGTCGCCGATCTTCTCGGCGAGGTCCTGGAAGTTTCCCGCCTTGTGCAGCAGCGAGTCGAACGCGGCCGCGGCTGCTATGGATCCAGCGACAGCAACCGTTCCGAGAATCGCAAACCCGGACTTGAGGCTCGCCACGGTCGCGAGATTCTTTTCGTTCGCCTCGCGGAGAAGCAGCGCGGTGTCGGCAGTCTTCAGCTGCTCGTTCGAGGCCCCGCGCAGCGCGAGCTTGTAGAGCTCGGTCTCGCGCGTGGTCTTCCCCACCGTCGCGGCCTGGAGCTGCAGCCGGCCGATGTACTGGTCGATGCTCCGCTGCGCGGACGTCGAAATGTCCTTCTGCCCCTCGCCGAGCGTGCGAATCGACTTCTTCGCTTCCTCGATGCCGGCGCGCAGCTTTCGGCCATCGGTGACGACCTCGATAATGCCGCGGCCGACTACTTGATCGCTCATCTGGCTTTCCTCATGGCGAACATGGTTGCGAGTGCTTCATCCTCCAGAATGCGAACGGCTTCCTCGATATCGTCGTAGTCGGAATCGGACAGGCGCATCCGATCGAGCTTGTGGTACAGGATGTTGTAGTCGAGCCCCGTGAACCCGGCCATCGACGCGCGCCACTGTGTCCCGATGGAATCGAACAGCGTCACCGCTGCCCAGTTGTCCGGCCAGACTTCGGTCGGATCACCCTGGGCTTCCTCGAGCGTCAGCCCCAGCCGCTCAGCTTCTTCAGCGGTAGGCCCCGGCGTGTAGAGAGCCCGACCTACCGCCCTCAGTTTTTTTCGCGGGCGCCGAGGAGCTCGCTGACGTACGTCCGATAGGTGGCAACGGCCGCGCCGCCATAGATATCGAGGAACTCGGTCACCGATTGCTCGTTGAACGGATCCTCGAGCTCCCAGGCCGTCACCATCTCCATGAAGTTGACGGTGTCGGCCTTCCCGGCGCGGGACGTCATCCACTCGTCGAGCTCCGACTTGCGCCGGTACCGGAACGTCATGTTCACCGGTACGGGCGCGGCGCCCGCGACGGGGATCGGGACGTCCTTGGTGAAAGTCGGATTCGTTACGAGCTTTAGCTTTGCCATCAGCTGGCGTAACGCGTCGGGATGTTGAGGAACGAGAGCGTCATCTTCACGGCCATCAGCTGGTTGCGCGTGAGGATCGGCGTCTGCCCGATCGTGACGTAGGCGTTGTAGAGGATGATCGAGCCGTTCGGCAGCGTCAGCCGGAACGCGCGGGGCTCACCGTCATCGTCGGCCGCGGCCGCCGCGATATAGCCGGCGAGCGACGGATCGTCGGCGATGTCCAGCTCGAGGCCCGATGCGCTCCGGCTTGTCGGGACGCGCGTATCGTCCTGCGATTCGAGGAAGCCGTACTCGAGGAAGTTCTGGTCACCGCCCTGGCCTTGGCTGTTCAGGATCTGCTGGATTTGCGTCCAGCCAGATATTTCGCGGACCGATCCGATACCAGAGCCTGTCGGGAAGCGCGTGGTGTTGGTGGTGTTGATGCCTTCGAGCGGAACCTGGTTGGTTGCCACCGTTCCGGCGCGCACGATTCGGCTATTCAGCCGCGCCCACCCGGAAGTGACTTCGATGATGTCGCCCGTGGCCACGCCATGCGAGGATTCGAGAGTCGCCTCGCCGGGATTGGCGTTCGTGAGCGCGGTCATGTCCTTGGCGGAGCCGTAACCGGAGGCGATTGCCAGGATTGAGCCGTTGGGGAGGGATACCGCTTGGAGGATGAGCCCTTGCGCGACCATGAAGCCGAACAGCCGGTCGTGCGCGGACTCGAGGATGGAGCGGAGGAATTGCTTGATGCCGCGGTAGAGCTTCATTGTCGTTTCCTTTTCCCAAAATAAAAGAGCGCCCGAAGGCGCCCAAAAGAGGCCGCGCAATACGCGACCGGCTACCGCCCGAGGGCGGGTACTACGTCCAGAAGCTGAAATCCTGTATCGAGCCGAAGAGCTTCGTGTCCTCTTCGTAGACCGCCACGGCAGAACCGAGAACGGTCGCTTGCAAAGCGGTGTATGCCCGCAGCGTGTCTTCCACCTGGCGGGCGAGCGCCATCACGTCATCCCTGCGATCGCCCCAGCAGCGGATCATGAAGCGCTCGTTTCTCTTCGATGGCGCGGCCGGCTCGAGGAAATTCGTCGCCTGCCCGCCCACCTGCTGAAACGTGATGCGCGGAAGATCGGTCACGGTCTCCGGCGCCACGTCGCGGTAGACGCGGTTATTCACCAGCGCCTTCAGCGCCGTATAGACCAGGGTCTCGACCGTCACTCAAGCACCTGCAAATTCGGGCCTTCGGCGAACCGCTCGGCCATTCGATCGTTTCCCGCGCGAATCGCTTCCGGTGCGCGATCGAACGCGGGCCGCATGAACGGCTTCGCCGGCATCCTCGAGGTGCCGTCCTCGAGCAGGTGTCCGTGAGGCGCTTTGCTCTTGTTCCACGAGACGTGATAGACCTTCTCGACGTCGCTCGATTGGTCCTTCGCGTAGAACCTGTAGACCGCGTCGTTCAAGTTCCCGGTGACGCGGCCCATCCGCGGAGGCGACGTGTTCAGCTTCACTTCGTCGTAGAAGACTCTGGCCATCGCCGCGGCGCCGGAGAGAAGCATCGATTCCTTGATCTTCTCTTCCAGCTTGTCCAGACCTGCTTCCATGTTGCCGGACAGCTTGAATTCCAGCCCGATCACGATGTGAGCCTCTTGCACATCAGCAGCAGCGACCGGTGGTCCTGGCCGAGCACGGCCTCGATGTTGTAGATCGCGCCGTCGTGCACGATCCGCATCGAGGGAACGACCCCGCGCAGGTAATCGATCCCGATCCGCGTCAGGGCCGAATTCTGCGTGGCGCCGGCGGCGACGTACTCGCGGCCGGAGACGTCCTCGATCCCGGCCCAGACCGTCGCGAAGTGCGTGTAGCCGGTGGACACGTTTCCACTCGTCGAGTCCTGGGCGTTCGACGGCGACTCGATGCGGATCCGCTTGTCGCGCGTCTCGTGCGTCGGCAGAGCGCGGGCCGGGATCACACGATTGCCCGGCGGCGATAGGTGTCGAGCAGACGATCGATGAACGGCAGCGCCACGGCGTTCCCCGCCATCAGCCCCTCGGGCGATCGGTAGGCCGCTGCCACCTGCGCGCAGATCCAGGTCCTGATCTCCGCCGGCACGCTCGATCCGCCGGCGCCGTATCCGGCCGCGAAGCGAACTGCCACCGCGTTCGCCACGCGGCGAGTGGCCGGCCAGCTGTTGCCATCAGAAGGCAGCACCCATCCGGAAAGCAAGGCCTCGGTGTCGAGGACGTACTCCGCTGGGTCCACGGTCTGCAGGTCCCCGTTCTCGTCGTAGTACTTCACGGACGTGATCGATTGCACCGGCAGGAGATCGAGCTCGATTTCCCTGCATGGGAACGCATCCAGCACGAGCTCCCAGGTCTGCGTGATCAGCGCGCGCCCGGTGTCGCGCTCGGCGATGCGGCGCGCCGCGGTGATCAGCATCGCGAGCAGCGGATCGCCCGCGGTGTTCAAGCTCGGCGCGCCGGCGCCGAGGCCTGCGTCCGCGACGGTGTCCGTGTAGACCGTCGTCGTATTGTCCGCGAGAGTTGCGAGCAGCAGGTACGTGGATCCGCCGGCGGTCGTGCGGTACAGCTTCCGGCCGGTCACCAGGGCGCCGCCGATCGGGATCCCGGTGAGCTGCACCTGGCCGTTCACGCTCTTGTTCGCCACGGTCACCGCGGCCGACACCGTGCCGGCTTGCGTCTCGCCGGCGGCCGTCGTGAACGTCGCGAGGTACCGGTGCGCGCCGTTGTCGACATTGCCCGGCGCCGCGGGCGATGCGAGCGCGGCCGTGATGACACCTGGCGCCGGCTCCTGGTTGCTCGAGTCGATCCGCGACCAGGCCATCACCTCGGCGATGCTCACCGGTTCGGCAGCCGGGTCGGTGATGATCTTCAGCGTCATGGTCTCCGTCCGGTTGAAAGTTGCGCGGGCCTGCGACCCGAGGATTGATTCGCTCTGCGTCCACCCTGCACGAGCGGCGTGCTGCGGCTGGAGGCCAGTTTGTACGTCACCTTAATTGCCTGCGCGAGGTCGATCTCCAGCGCCGCAGCAATAATCCGCGCCTTCGGAGACCACCTGATCAGCTGCGCTTCGTCTGCTTCCAGGACCTGGTGGAGCAACTTCCTGTGTCCTGGCGGCTCGGCGATGTCTTGCGCGAGATCTATTTCTTCTGCAAGGCCAAGCGCGACGAGTTTACGTACGGTGATTGCGCGCGCCTGGTCAGTCTCCGAGACTGCGCCCACCGCATGGAACTTCAACGCGTGTATGGCCTGCGCGATATCACCCTCGATGGCCATCCCGAGAGCGCGCAGCTTCGCATGTACGAGTGTCTGCGCGAAGTCTGTCTCCGCCGCCTGCGCAATT